CGCTACTGGGCCCGGAAGATGGCAAACCGGCTCCGCAGAGGGTCAGTGGAAAGTAGGAGATAAAATATATAAGGATGCAATTCCAATGTTTAATTGGAATTTTAATGATACAGGATTATATGTAAATAATGGTTTTATGATATTAATGTGGGTTTATATCGGGAGCAACACTCCCGATGAAACCACAATAAAATTAATAGTGGATGGTCCTTCATCAACAGAATTAATGTGGTATACTAGGAATGACAATAATTATACATTTATGGGTACTGACACATTGGAAGTTGATAATTGGTATTATTTTGATTTATTTGTGGAACCCGGAGGGTATAATTTTACGTATCATTATAGAAAATCGATGGATGGTTCAAATTATAGTCATCATACCATTAAAACAAAATCATCATACACTATGGCGAGTAAAGATTTGAGTGATATAGTTATTGGAGTAGATTTTGGAGCAGGAATAGCGTTAGATACAGTAATGGGTTTGAGAGGGGATTGGAGTTATATGAATGATTTCACAACGGATATATTTGCGGCTTTAACTGATATAGAAAAATACAATACTTCTGATTATCAAGCTTCCGATATATCATTTCAATGGCAAATATCTGATATATCAGGAGATAATTTCTCTGATATATCAGGAGAGACGGACTATAAAATCCATATTCCTTCTGATCAAAGTATGATTAATAAATATGTTAGAGTAAAAGTTACTAAAGATAATTATAATGGTATATACGGTAAAATTATAAGTCATATGCCGGCCACCGACCCTAGCGCCGGAGAATATATCATAGGTACCTCAAATTCTGCTTTTGTTCGCGTTTTTGAATCTGTGCAAATTGTTGGTGAAAATACATATGGACATTTGATTAATGAAATATTTAATACACCCGTAATAGATGATCTTGGATTTGTATTAGGTAGTGGTATAGCATTTGATATAAATACATACAGTGAAACTGTAAAAATTACATATGAGTCCTCGACGGGGCTCGGCGGCGGGGTCGAAGGCGACCGGCGTCTTGTTGGTGCCGAAGTTAAAGCAATAGACATTAATACAGGATATGAAATAGGTAGTAATATACTAAACGGTGATATAATACCTGATAAAAATTATGGTAGGCTTAGAATTGAACCAGGTGATCATTATGGACGCAGCTGGATTTACATAGACGAGTATCCAATATATTATGGTTACAGTGATGATTATAGTCAAACTGTTACTTTAAGACCAGGCTCGCTCGAGATCGGGAACCAAGGAGGGCTGTTTATACCAAGCGAATTCGACCGCGGCGCTGGGGCAACTAATGTTTTAGACAATGAGGTCTCGGGTCGGCGGCATAAAATAGCAATTCCCAATAAATTTTTAAATGGTTTATCGGGTGTACATATTAAAATAACAGCGTACAACGACGCGAGCCACGACGAGGTGCCGTATCATTATCCTGGTGTTGATACGACACATTTTTGGGAGACTACTCTTGTTGATATTGATGATATTTCGTATACCCTTTATACTAGAAGTGACAGTAATTTTCATGTAAATACCGATGGTGTTGATGTAGCCTATAATGTATATGTTATTACTCCATCAGACTATAATTGGATAGAACATTATGAAGATGGACGGGTAGTAGAAAAGGACGTAAAGACAACAAAATTCACACTTAGAAAAAATTGAGAAGTATGTAATTATATTTTTTGTAAAGATAATATATAAATGTCGAGTTGGAAACCTATAAATAATATTTATCACACTTATACAGCAGGATATAAAAAAAATACAATTTCTTTAAATAATATTCCTTATAGAGCTAGACCTATAGTGCATTACAGAAAACAATATAATCCAATATCTACATCAAAATATTATGGTAATCATTTAAGTAGTTATACAAATCCAGGAGGCAATACAATTACATTAAAGTCACCTGGAAGTAATTGTATTGGATTATCTGGCGTAGGGGATTACATGTTAGAAAATAAAGAAGGGTGTTGTCATACAAAAGATAATTCAAAATTAATAAAAAGTGGACATGTAGAAAAAAAACGCATATCTAGCAATGCGGAATTATTAAGAACGCGAGGTAGAACATTTGAAAAAAACATGCCAATAAAAAAAACAGACATACAATCGGGATATTCTTTTTTTAATGTATATCACGATTGTGAAGGTGTTTCTCAAAAATTACAAAAATATAACAAAACTTCAAACACAAAATTTTTCAAAAGTGGAGCGGCGTCGGCATCTAGTAAGATATTGAAAAGTAGAGTAGACGCACATCAAAAATTTGCGAAAACAACTGGGTTAAGCGGGCATTATGTCGTTTTAGAAAACACGACAACAGCTCCTAGTTTTTCACATTTATCAAAAAAAGTGGAAGTTCCTTGTTGCGCAGTGGTTGCTTAGGTTTCATCTTATTCGTCATCCTTTAAAAAGAGTATTATTATAAAATAATGTTACACTATATTAAAATACGGAATAATATGATTTTTAGCAAACAAGCAAAAAATATGTTATTCAAATATAAATATATAATTCTCTTATTATTGGTAACAGTATTTTGTGTCATCTACAATAATCCTAAGAAAGAAAGTTTTAACGTAAACCAATGTACAAGCGGAGAAGAACTTGATGAACGCACAGCTCTCTATTGTAATGCTACCGAACAACTTGCTACAGATGCAAAGTCTTTTGCCTATAATATAATTAGAAATGCCTGTTATGCAGATGTTGATAGATGCAAAACAGTTCTGACAGAAATATTAACAGCATCAGATGAAGAGCAACAATAAAATTGCAATATCCAATCTAAACAAATTTGTTACGAAGGATGAGGTAAGAGTGAATCGTGTGTAATCCCCACTAGAGAGTTGGTATGAATTGCCAATTTAGTTCTTGGCAAATTTTTTTCCAAATGTCATCTTGTTCGATACGTTTATCTCGGTCTTTTAACATTGGAAAATAATTAAGGAATTCTCGTTGATTTATTAATTCGCATAATTTGTAAATAGTAAAATAATAATTAAGAAAATTAACTCTATCTTTAGGGCAGAATTTTGAATAAGGTGCTTGTATTTGTAAAAACAAACTACATAGTTTTTCTTCTAATTCTGGTGTCATTACGGGTGGTTTAATACCCAATTTTTCTTTGATAAAAGAAATATGTTCATAATAGTTACTATATCCTAGTTTTTTAAGAATTTCTTTGGTTTTTTCATTAGTTAATTCATCCAAAGAGATTCTTTCTTTTTTAATTTGATGTTTGACATTGTCTAATATTTCATCAGAAACATGAGTAGTTTCTTTAGCTTGGAATTGTGCTAAAATTTCTTTGAAGTGGTTAATACGTTTATAAACGTAATAACATACTTCTTTAGGGGGTTCTTTGTATGAAGGTTTTTCTGAATCGGTTATAACCCGCAAAAAACTCCCACATGTATTACAAACCGATATGCCTTCATTTTCTATATATATTTGTTCACCTTGGTGACATTTAGTACAAATATCTTGTACATTTATGTATGTAGTGAAATTTAAACACATGGGATCGACATTTTGCATATATTTATTAAGTATATCATTGTGGTTAGACACATCTTGTTTTTCTTCATGATTATTTATGTTAAAAAAATTATTTAGAATAGTAGTTTTGCTTCTACCTAAACTTACTTTTTTTTTTTCTTCAAAATATGAAAATATATATTTTGAGTTATTTAACAAATAATCAGTGTGGTCAGTTTTGTATTTACGTAATGTATTTTTTAATTCTTTAATTTCATCAGTGTATGCAAGTCGTTGTGAAATGTCTAAACCAGGTTGGTTTCTTTTTTCCTTTAGTTTTTTTATTTGTTCTTCTAATAAAGGGATTTTTTCTTTATTTTTTAAAAATGTTTTGGTGAAATCGTCATGTGTATCGTCTAAAGTATTTGTTTTTTTTTTAATAACGATTTTATTATCTGTGCGAGGTTTAAACATTTATGTTATTAATAAGGAAAAATCTATATATTAATTTACAGATAAACATTAAATAATGATTATTGATGATATTTTATATAAAAAGTTGATTTTTATTTATAGGTCCATAAATGAAGGGTGGACTGTATCTAAGAAAGGTGAAATTTATACATTAAGTAAGAAACATTGCAATAAACGAAAATATTTCAAAAAAAAATACCTACATACTTTTTTACAAAGACATGTTATAACTGACTGATTGTGTAGTAATTTTCACTACGTTAAAATATAATGAAAAAATAAACAGTATTTAATTAATTAAAAATCAAAAATTTTTTTTCTTTAGGAATATTATAATATAATTATGGGTGGTGGATTAATGCAATTAGTAGCATACGGCGCGCAAGATGTTTACCTTACCGGTAATCCTCAAATCACATTCTGGAAAGTAACATACAGACGTCACACCAACTTTGCCATGGAAGCCATTGAACAAACATTCAACGGCATGGCCGATTTTGGCAGACGTGTAACATGCACAATCTCGCGCAATGGCGATTTAGCTTACAGAACATACTTACAAGTCACATTGCCCGAAATTGGCCAATCGCTTAGCTCGACCAGCGATGTTTACGCCAGATGGTTAGATTACCCTGGTGAGCAATTAGTTTCGGTTGTTGAAGTTGAAATTGGTGGACAAAGAATCGACCGCCAATACGGCGACTGGATGCACATCTGGAACCAACTTACATTAACTTCGGAACAAGAAGTATGCTACAACAAAATGGTTGGCCACACCACCGCCTTAACATACATCACTGATCCTTCGTTCTCGAACGTCGATGGCCCTTGCGAAAGCGGTGCCCCTGCCCAAGTATGCGCTCCCCGCAACGCCTTACCTGAAACAACCCTCTACGTTCCTTTACAATTCTGGTTCTGCAGAAACCCTGGATTGGCTCTTCCTTTAATTGCTTTACAATACCACGAAGTCAAAATCAATTTAGATCTTCGCCCCATTGACGAATGCTTATGGGCTATGGATTCGCTCGACGTCACCGCTTCGTCGAAAGTCACATCGGCTTACTCGCAATCGCTCGTTGCCGCTTCGTTATACGTTGATTACATCTTCTTAGATACCGATGAACGCAAACGCATGGCGCAACAACCCCATGAATATTTAATTGAACAATTACAATTCACTGGTGATGAATCGGTTGGTTCGTCGTCGAACAAAATTAAATTAAATTTCAACCACCCCTGCAAAGAATTAGTCTGGGTAGTCCAACCTGATGACAATGTCGACTACTGCGCCTCGGTCGCCCAAAACGAACCTCTTTGCTCGTTATTAGGTGCCCAACCTTTCAACTACACTGATGCCTTAGACGTCTTACCTAGCGCCATCCACGCCTTCGGTGCCAGAGAAAGCATTATCGATACCGGTTACATCAACGAACCCACATCGAACGCCTTCCAATTCAACGACGGCCCCGGCGGCTTCCAAGCCGACGTCGATGTTTCGTTCGGAACATCGCTCGCCAGCGCTCCTCAATACTTCAATGTCGATGCCGCCGATGGCATTGTATCGGGATTATCGGATGCCGGTACATTCGTCCTTTCGGAAACCGCCCTCGGCATGCACTGCTGGGGCGAAAATCCAGTCGTCACAGCCAAACTCATGCTCAACGGCCAAGACCGCTTCTCGGAGCGTGAAGGCACATACTTTGACTTAGTCCAACCTTTCCAACACCACAAACGCCACCCAGACACCGGCATCAACGTCTACTCGTTTGCCCTCCGCCCTGAAGAACACCAACCTTCGGGCACATGCAATTTCTCGCGCATTGACAACGCCACCCTCCAACTTGTCTTATCGAACGCCACCGTCACAGGCACCAAGACCGCCAAAGTCAGAGTATACGCCGTCAACTACAACGTCTTAAGAATCATGAGCGGCATGGGCGGCATGGCTTACAGCAACTAGATTCACACACGCTTAAAACTTGCGATTTTTGAATTAAAATAAATAATACAAATAATAATAATAATTTATCATAAAACATAAATTATTATTGCATAATATTGCAAATGGGATGAGGATTTTGTTACCCAGATCTAGTTTTTCTATTTTTGAAAGACCGTATAGAATATAGGGGAATTGTTTTTTAATTTTTGTTTTATTTGAAATTTTAAAAGGCGTGGTGACAAAAACTATGAAGGGAAATCTAGGTTTCCCTCCCCCCTCCTCGATGCATTTATAAATATATATATATATATATATATATATATATAATGCCGCTAGTTTGGACAAAGCGTAACGGACGAATGAGTGAAGTGCGCACCGGGAAGCCATATACGACCGAACAGGCGGATCAAGAAGGCATGCGTGCACACAGGCGACATCAACGACAGGCACACCTTATGTACCAACACCAACAGGCGTACGCGCAGTACCAACAACAACAAGAGGCCACGGCGAGGGCGTACGCGCAGTACCAACAACAACAAGAGGCCGAGGCGAGGACGCGTGCACAGTACCAACAACAACAAGAGGCCGAGGCGAGGGCGTACGCGCAGTACCAACAACAACAAGAGGCCGAGCGCGCCGCCGCGGCAGAAGAGAGGGCACG